ATTAGAATCTTCTGTATCAAGCATACAGAGTGTAGGTGCGTTTATAGCTCTTGTATTCGGTTCATTAATCGGATGGTTATATAAGGGAGACGCATAATGGAATGGATTCAAAGTCATTGGGTAAGTATTGTAGGAACACTTGCTGTAATAGGTGGTGGTCTGTATATACCCTTTGTAAGAGGGCTTGTCATTACAGGGCTTAAAACCGTGATTAGCGAAGCAGTTTTAAAGAAAGTCGCCATTCAAATAATTGGAAAGCTGGTTAAATCAAGTAAGAATAAGCTGGATGATGTATGGTTTTCCGAGTTCAAAAAGAACGTGGAAGATGCCTAGGTTCAGCGTAAAAAGTAAATCTAAACTTCATACTTGTCATGAAAATTTAATCGGATTATTTAATGAAGTTGTTAAACACTTTGACTGTACGATTATAGAAGGCCATAGGGGTCAAAAGAGACAAGATGAAGCGTTTAATAAAGGGAATAGTCAAATCAAGTTTCCTAATGGTAAGCATAATTCGTCTCCGAGTGTGGCTGTGGATGTTGCGCCGTATCCAATAGACTGGAATGACCGTGACAGGTTTCATTACTTTGCAGGATACGTATTAGGAACAGCGAAGCAGTTGGGTTTAAAAGTCAGATGGGGCGGCGACTGGGACATGGATACGCATACTAAAGATAACAAATTCGATGACTTAGTTCACTTTGAGTTAAAGAAATAATGCCTAGACAGTATTTACAAATATCAGACTTCTCAGGAGGATTAAACACTAAGTTTGATGCTCGCGATGTTGCTCCTAATGAGTTAACTGAAGCAAACTTTGTTCAGGTATATAAGAATGGTCAAATATTTACAGGAGCTCCAAAAGCTGATGTTCATGCTAGTTTGGATAGAGAAGCGGGGACTTCTACTAGTGGATATGGTCTATTTTTATTCAAGTCTGATAATGATTTAGGAAATGCTGAGAAATCAATAGAATTGTTAGCGGTTGCGGATGTGTTGACTTCTGAAATTGATGTAATTGAAGACCCATTTGATACAATAAGTAATAGAGATGTAACAACTTATGTTACTGATGGTGAGGGCGGTACAGCTCCAATAGATTTAGGTACTACAGCTTCAGGTAAATATATTTATTACTATGTTGATGGAGCTTTAAGGGTTGCTGATGCGAATGGTGGAGCAGCTAATACAGTTACATGGTATGGTCATGTTGATAGGTTAGGGACTATACCTGGAGGGCCTATTGATTTATGGGTAGAAATAGATAATAATTTAGCAGCTCCGGGAGGTTCTAATTGTACTGTAGAGAAAACTGGTTCTGTTCGATATGGTGACGATGGGGAAGGATTTGATGTCGATGTCACAGTTGAGACGACTGATGATGATGGACTTTGGGAAGCGACTACGTATGAGTTTGCTGAATCTTTTATTTATGCGGGAGACCAAGAATCATTATTAACAGAATATAGCGGAACTGTTAATTTATCAACTAATAATTATTTTACTAATGTTTTAGTTGGTATGGTTAATGCTGGTGGTACTTTAACGGATAGAGTTAAGGGTGGTAGAATTTATATAAGAAAGAAAGATAGTACTGATTTATGGACTTTATTTCTTGATATAGATTTAGAGCGTGGAATTAGAAAAGATATGGGCGATACATTTATCGCATGGGCAGCTAGCGGTAATAATTGGAGTAATACTACAGCTATAGAAATAAAAGGGCCCAGTATAGATACTTATGAATCAATTAATGGATTCAGCCCTGATGTTGGTCATTTATCATTTGGAGAAGCTGCGGGGTTATTTTATAAGACTGCTACTGTTTGTAATATGAGAACATTTGTTGCTCACGTTAAATACTACACTCCTACTGGTTCTACTGAAACAAAGTTAATGCCAGATAGGATATTATATACTCCAATCGGTAAATATGATACATTTCCTCCAAATCAGTTTATAGATATTGGTATTAATGATGGCGAAGACTTTACTGTATTAGAATCTTTTGGAACTAAAATATTAGCATTTAAGCAAAGTACTTTATATATTATTGATGTTACTTCTCCTAATGATATTGAATGGTTTTTAGAATCTACTCATAATGGACTTGGTGTTGACAAACCATCAGCTGTGGTTAAAACAGAATTTGGTATTTGCTGGGCCAGAAAAACAGGTATATATGCATGGTCTCCATCTCAAGGAATAGTAGAACTATCAGCTAAATTGGATAAGAATTTAGCTCCTATGACTGGATTAACAGACCCATCAATCGGATATTATCCTCCAGATTCACAGTTACTTGTTGTACAGAATTGTGGTGGTAGTTCTGATTTATTAGTGTATGATTTTAGAACTAAATCATTTACTGAACATAGTACTTATACTGGAGCTGCTATTACAAATTTACAAAATAATCAGGATAATTGTATATGGCTTGAAGGTAATAGTGTAAAAGTATATGATTCTTCTCAGGGAACTTCTGCGTGGGCTTTTACTACAAAAGATTTCGATTTTGGAAATCCAGCAATAACTAAAAAAATAAAGAAAATAATTGTTAGTTATAGTACATCATCTGGAGTATCTGTTACGATTACTTATATGAAAGATGGTGATACTGATGCTACTGGTACATTAGCAAGTACATGGGCTACTGCTGCTAAAAACGGTATAGTTAACATAGATGCTTCTGCTATTGGAACTTGTAGTAGTTTGCGATTAAAAGTTTCTGCTGGTAGTAGTAGTTATAAGATAAATGACATTACTGTAATTTATAGAACAAGAATGAAAGCACCCTCAACAGCGGTGAATAGTTAATATGCCATCATTAATAAATACAAATTTAAGATTAGCTAGAGACCGTAAAGAACGGACAAACGACTTGTATAGTCGAGCGCAGGCAAGAGTCGGAGGATGGCAAACAACGCCATCAGGAATGAGAGCTGGTACTGTACAGATTGTTTCTGCTGGTGGTGATGAAAAGATACGAGTTTCAAATAAGGTAATGCTCTCTGGAACAATAACAGATGAAATAATAAATGATAGTGAAACGGGAGTTGATGTTGTTGATGGAACAAAATTTGCAGTTGGAGAAACCATTAGAATAGAATCTGAGCATATGTATATACAATCAATATCATCTAATACTTTGACTGTGAAACGTGAAACAGATGGGACTGATGCTGTTGCTCATGGCCCTTCTGGATTAGATATTTATAAGATTAATCCAAAAACACCGACAAGATATACTGAGTTATCTGGTGAAACATTGTCATTCTTTAAAGATGGTTCAATATTTAATTATCCAAAACAGATGCAGTTTATACCAGCATCGGTGTTAACTTTTGGTTCAGCTTTTTCCTTTGTGAGTAATGGTGGTTTAGTTAATTATGATAATGACCAGTATGATGTAATGTTTATATTAAAGAATATGCAAGTTTTTAATGTAGCTGATGTTGCTGCTGACCAATCAGTTCAGTTTTCAGCTGAAAGTAAAAGTGCTACAGGATTTACACCAACTGCTAATATATATGTTGGTGATACATTAGAAGTAACTACAGTAACATCTTTTGATGAGCCAGATGCTGGGTTTGGAGGCACTACTTTATCTACACCAGATTATGCTACAGCAAAAACAGGTAATGACGCATTTGATGACGCAGCTAATTCTGTTACCGATAGTGATGATGTAATTTCCTGTAGTGTAACATTTACTATTACATATTCAGGTGTAAAAGGTACAGGAGAACTTGGAACTTCGGGATATATAAGAGCTGGTACATCTGATGGTTCAACTGCTTTTTCTACGACACTTTATCAGCAGACTTCTTTCATTGATTTTAGAGATGCGGCATCTGGAGATGGTTCAAATACACATACCATTAATTTTGATTTTGGTGGAGATTTGGGAGACCCGGCAAGAATCGTATTAACAATAACAGATTATTCACAACTTTTTGGCAGTACTGCGACAATGGCAGCTGCATTAACTTCAATTGCGTATACCACATCTGATGGTGTAACGCGCTCCATAACAGGAGCAAATAAGGCAGATGCTATTGTAATAGCGCGATAAGGAGAATATTATGGCAAGATACAACCCAATGCAATCAGTAGTAGGGCAGGCTGGTCTTCAGTTAAGCGGACAGGGCTTAGCTTGGGAAGGAAAAGAAAGGGGCCTTGGTAGACAGGCTATACAAAAATATTTGAACGAACAAGCGAGAGCAGCTACTAAAGCTGGTAGGGGTATAGGTCTTTCAAATATACTTGGTAAGGGAGCTGGTCTTTTAGCTATGTTAGCGACTGGCCCAGCTGGATTAGCGTGGACAGCAGCGCAGCAAATAGCAGCTGGAGCTGTTGTATCGGGAGGAGTAAGTGGTGTGGGTGGTTCACTTGCAACAAAAGGTCTAAGTAAGGGGGGAGCTCCTGATGTTTTATATGGCGCCGCGGAGGCAGAAGAAGCTGAATCATATGCTCATCAAGCAATAGATACTTTAATTGGTTCTGTGGCTCCTAAAGCGTTAACCACAGCAATAACAACACCATTAGAATATATGACATTAAAGAATACATTTACGCCGAGGGAGAAAGTGACTGAGGAAGTGGCTAAGGTAGCCGGTAAAACGGTTGGTGTGGGAGCGTCAGAATACGCCGCTGGAGATATAGGTAAATTATTTGCAGCTGGTCAAGAAGGATATAAACAAATGGGAATTTTAGATTTGTTAAGTTTAGCTAGTCAAGGAACTGGAAGTGGTGGAGATATTCGTTCTACACCACCAAATCCATATGATTATGGAGCTCTTCTAAAAAATCCTTATATGAGATTGGGAATAGGAAAATAACATGGCTTTATATGAAGATTTTTTAAATCAAAACAATTTATATTCAAGACCAGCTTCAATGATGTCTAATGTAAATGATTATCTTGGGGCTAATAAAGCTTCATTACCAATGAATCAAGATAGCCTTGGTTCGATGATGGGTAGTTCTAAGTTCCGTGATGATGATTTTCTTGGCGGTGGTATACCTGCGTATATCCAAGACTTTAAAGATAGGGGTGGCGAAGGCGATGACCCTAAAGACCCTCCTAAAGACCCTAAAGACCCTCCTAAAGACCCTACTGGCTATGCAGGCAATAATTCATTACTTACAAAATTTATTTCAGACCTGGGAGCTCTTGATGAGAATCAACAAGGGTTACTTTTAGATTTTATTACTGGTGGAGGCGTAAGTGGAGATGCTGCAAGGGGGGTATCCCCTGAAGAA